AGTTAGTGCTTGCATAGTATTGATTCACTTGCTGATACGCTACCCCGACACAGGGGCTGCTTTGAAGCCTGTTGAATCATGCGCAGAACTTATGTCGTTACTTCCTATTTCTCCATAAGGGACACCTCACTGGGTCGCTCCGCCAGTGGCGCACACGGAGCACACACAAACAACGAGAGGGAAACATGAACACAATCACAATCAGCCGTGTCAATGAAGAATCTGGCACACCATATGATGTAACATATACAGAGGCAGAAGTTCTGCACTTCCTAAAAAGAACAAAGGAAATAGATGCAGTACAAGAATCCTACCAATCAATGGTCAAAGAACTCCGCACGATTCGTAATGCAGTCCGTGACTTTTTCAGTGAAGGTGAATGGTCAGACGGTGAAACAACATGCAACAAAGGTGATGTCAATACAATGCTCGAAAGCATCGGCAGCACCAAACTTACCACTAAGTATCGTGGAAACTTTACCATCTATGGTACATTCGAAGTAGATGTAGAAGATGAAGACGAAGTTGAAAGCGTAGTCACAGAAAACTTATCAGTCGAATGCTATGCTGCAGATACAGATGTAGATAGCATTGAACTGTATGATGTAGAAGAGACAGACTAATGCAGACACCAGTGATTACTAAGCAAATCTTCCAAGAAGAAGATGAGTATTTCTTAGTTGAAATACAAGCAGACGGGAAGATTTCTCTTAAGCGCAAAGTATATGGCTGGTCAGACACATGGTCATTACCACTTGAGGAATACAACCAATGAGTAGAGAGTTGCAAGAAACTCTAGACCGCATGGCTGTTGCAGCCCAGATAGTATTAGACGAAATACTAAATGAGATTGAAAATGAGTAGCGCATACGTCCCATATAATGGGACTGCTGGCTGGTCGGGGACAGATACAAGTCGAGAGAGGGCTATGTATAACCTGCGTACTGGCAAGGAATATAACAACCAGCAAAAAGCGTTAGCACTATTAAAAAATAATGATGACGGTTTGACCTGGAAAGAATTAGCAGAACAGATAGAGATACATCACGGCACTGCAAGTGGCGTGCTATCAGTGCTACATAAGTCTGGTGCTATAATTCGCAGCAGTCGCATACGCAATGGCTGTAAGATATACTTTCATATGGAGTACAGTAATGTAGTACAAGATGAACCATATAAAGTAAAAGAAAAACTTTGCCCACATTGTGGCAACGACATCAACGCATAAGCCGTTCCTTATGCTATGATGGGACAACCAGTAGGGCGGTAGGTTTTTGGCTCTCTCCTTGTCCTACCCCCACTGGTATCTAATCAAAGGAGAAACATGGCAGAGTTAGAAATACCTAGAGATAGATATGGCAGACCTATGGTAGTACCACCTAAGGGTGGTAAGCCAGTGGCATATACAAGAACAACAACAGTTGCTGGTTCATTAGATGATGGCACTGCACTTGTAGCATGGAAGTTACGCATGGCTGCAACTGGATTAACATTGCGCTCTGACTTATTGTTAGCAGCAGCAGCATCTCGTGAAGATAAGTTGGAGATGGATAAGTTAGTTGAAGATGCAATGGAAGCAGCGGGTGCTACCAAGCAGGCTACTATTGGAACAGCAATCCATTCTCTTACAGAAAAGTTAGACAGAGGTCAAGACCTCGGTCCTATCCCAGAAGATTATGTTGCAGACATACAAGCGTATGCTGATGCAACTAAACACTTTACCAACATTCATATCGAACAGTTCTGTGTGCTAGATAAGTACAAGATTGCTGGCACACCAGACCGCATTGTTGAATACAAAGGCGAAAAGTTTATCTCTGACCTTAAGACAGGCAGCATTAGTTACCCAAACAAAATTGCTATGCAGTTAGCAGTGTATGCACACGGCTTGCCGTATGACCCTGCTACCGCAAGCCGTGGTAGTTGGGGTGACATCAACACAGAGAAAGGAATCATCGTGCATCTACCAGCAGGTAGTGGACAATGTACTCTACACTTTGTAGACTTAGTGCATGGTTGGAAAGGCATTGAACTAGCCATGAAAGTAAGAAAGCACCGCGAAAAGAAAAACATATCAACACCAATACAAGGAGAATAATGTCTCATTCAGAAGCGCCGATTAGCATCACAGTTAAATCAACAGCAGGTTCGCTAGTCACAGTTCGTGCTGCATCAGCAGAAGAACTTGACCAGACAATTGCAATGACACTTGCATCACTTGCATCTGCTACAGAAGAACTCGAAAAAGCAGTGCGTGGCACTGGTTTCAGCGCACCATCAGCAACTCCTATTTCACCAGCAGTTGGCTATGCAGCCAATGCGCTAGGCGGAACTATTATCTCTGAGTCTGTTGCACCTACACCTGCACCTGCAGGTAGCGGGCAACGCATGTGTCCTCATGGAACCATGACTCGTATCCATGGACTAACAGGTAAGTTCGGTCCATATAAAGGACACTTCTGTCCTGCTAAACAAGGAGACCCAACCAAATGCACAACAGTTTATGTTAAGGCAGGCTCACCAGAGTTTGCTTCATTCGTAGCCGACCAAACAAAGGCATAAATGAAAACACTACGCCGTAGCGTAGGCAAGGCAGAGGTTGGCGGAGAACCATTACCGCCACCCTTCCAAGCCTTCGCAAGAGAAGGAATCATATTACGGCGTGCAGAAGTAACTGTAATTGCAGGCACTCCAGGTGCAGGCAAGTCCAGTATCGCATTACATATCGCAGCAAGATTAAAACAACCAACATTATATTTCTCTGCGGATACTAATGCACATACAATGGCTATGCGATTACTCGCGCTTCGCGCACGCATTCCACAAGTACAAGCAGAACTAATGCTTAAGACACAACCAGATACAGCCGAGGCTATCTTGCGTGAGTATGGAAATATGTATTGGTCATTCGAACCAAGTCCTACTCTCCGTGATTTAGATGAAGAAGTATCTGCATTCGAAACTATATGGGGCAGAAGCCCTACTCTTATAGTCGTAGATAATCTTATGGACATTGCTATTGATGGACACGAAGAGTTTGCTGGTATGAGACAGGTCATGAAAGAGTTGAAGTATCTTGCAAGAGATACCAACGCAGCAGTATTAGTATTACACCATACGCAGGAGAGTGCACCTGGCTATCCGTGTCAGCCACGCTCAGCGTTGCAAGGCAAGGTCGCGCAGATTCCTGCTATGGTGTTAACTGTAGGTCAGATGATGCAGGGACAGGACGCATACCTATGCGTAGCACCTGTCAAGAATAGATACGGCAAGGCAGATGCAACTGGTAACACATACATATCGTTATCATTTGAACCTGGCTCTATGTATCTAGAAGATGTAGTCCGCGACTATAGACAGGCAGAGATGACACCATGAGTAGCGCAGCCAAAGCCAAAGGCTCAGGAGCAGAACGAGATGTAGTTAAGTATCTAAAAGAGAACGGCTTCCAATATGCTGACAGGCGACTGGCTGGCGCAACACTAGACAAGGGTGACATATCAGGTATACCTGGAGTTACAATTGAAATCAAGAACCATGCTAAGATGGACTTAGCAGGGTGGACAGAAGAGTTGATAGTCGAGATGGCTAACGACAAAGCATGGACAGGCGTAGTGTGGCACAAGCGCAAGGGTAGGGGAAGTCCTGGCGATTGGTACTGCACTATGCCTGGCTATGTATGGCTAGACCTATTAAAGAGAGCCTTAAACAATGGAGAAACCAAGCATTGAAGAATACCTGCGCTATATAGGTGCAGAGACACCAGCAATGGGTGCAGGTTGGCGTAAGATGAAGTGCTGCTTTCATCTTGATAGTCACGCAAGTGCAGCAGTAAACTACGATAAGAACGCTTTTGTTTGCCACGGTTGTGGAGTCAAAGGCGATGTCTATTCTTTAATCATGTACAAAGAAGGGGTTAACTTTCGTGAGGCTAAACAATTCGCAGAGACAGTTCTTACTGCAGGCAACACAGAGGTACGCAGCAGCAATAGAAAGCGCGAGCGCCTATCTGTCAAACCGTCATCTCTCGGTAGAAGAGGCAAAAGTCTTTCACTTGGGAGTGGTAGAAGACCCGCTTCCAGGGCATGAGCCGTATCTAGGAAGGCTTGCTATCCCATATATCACGCCATCAGGCGTAGTAGATATTAGATTCCGTGACCTAACAGGTACACACGATGCTAAGTATATGGGATTAGTTGGTGCTGAAACTACTATGTTTAATACGCAAGCAGTCTTTGCTGCCGACAGTTACATATGTGTAACCGAAGGTGAGTTCGATTGTATTATGATGGGCACTAAGACACAGCACCCGACAGTTGGTATTCCAGGAGCAAACAACTGGAAGAAACACTATGCTAAAATCTTAGATGACTTTGAAACAGTCATTGTCTTAGCCGATGGCGATGCCCCTGGCTTGGAGTTTGGTAAGAAGATTAGCCGTGAACTAGGTAATGTAAACATCATCAGCATGCCAGACGGAGAAGATGTAAACTCTATGATGATAAAGAAAGGAAGTGAATGGATTGACGAACGAATCCGAGAATGCATTGCCAATGGATGATAGTTTCTGGGAGCATGCTGACCATTTAGATTTTGATATGATTATACAATTGTCTGAGCATAAGCATCTTAATATCCTTCATGCTCTGCATGATGTATACCTAGCCATAGATGAAGACCCAGACGAAGCCAAGTTCCTTGTCACTGGTATCGCAGCCCTTATGCTGTCATCCAAGTATGGCAAGACAGATGATGTATACAATGAGATAGTAGTACAGATAGCCAAGAAAGACATGGACATAGAACTAAGGGAGTTACTCAATGAAGGATAGCGAAGATGCAGCGCAGATTATGCGCGAACTATTTGTAGTCTTAACCAAGAAACATGAGGACTATGGTCCAATGAATATAGCAGGAGCGCCTGGCGGTCCTATGAACGGACTGCGAGTCCGTATGTATGACAAGATGGCTAGACTTAACAACCTAGTAGACAGCGGCGACACGCCGAACTATGAATCCATTGAAGATACACTGATTGACCTAGCAAACTATGCCATAATTGGTTTACTTGTTCAGCGCAATCAGTGGGCTGGCATTCCAAATGGAGAACCATATGAAGAGAGTCGTCGTCCTCAGTGACTTACAGATTCCGTATCAAGATAACAAAGCAGTAGATGCAACTATAGACTTCATTGCCGACTACAAGCCAGACGAACTGTGGTGTGTAGGTGATGAACTAGATGCACCAGAACCTAGCCGTTGGAACAAAGGTATGGCTGGTGAGTACGCAGGTACATTGCAGCAAGGCATTGACACAACAAAAGAAATCATAAGTGAATATAGAAAAGCACTAGGCAAGAAACCTTTTTATATCCAAAGGTCTAATCATACAGACCGCATTGACACTTACATTCGTAAGTATGCCCCAGCGTTCAGCAGTCTCAAGTCACTAGAGATTGAAGAACTACTGGGGTATAATTCTTTAGGCGTGACATACCTACACAGGATGCACGAGTTACTACCTGGTTGGGTAATGGCACACGGAGACGAAGGCAAGTTGTCACAGACTCCTGGAAGTACAGCATTGTCATTAGCCAAACGTCTAGGCAAGTCAGTAGTCTGTGGGCACACGCATCGCGTGGGTTTACAACATGAAACAGTTGGCTTTTATGGTAAGACAAACACTCTCTTCGGTCTCGAAGTGGGGCATATGATGGATATAAAGCAGGCTGATTACCTATCGGCAGGCACTGCCAACTGGCAGCAAGGCATTGGAATCCTAATAGAAAACAACAAGAAGGTTATTCCATACGCAGTACCTATTATTAATGGCGAGGTACACCTTCCATAATGAATTACATTTCAGAGTATAATGATTTAGTTCAGCAGTTAGCGTCAGAATATGCACGCAGATACAGCATGCTTGAACTAGATGACATTGGTCAAGAGTTATGGGTCTGGTTTGTATCTCATCCACGCAAGTACAAAGAGTGGTCAGAGTTAGAACAGAAAGACAAAGACAAACTCATTGCCAAGTCACTAAGGAATGCAGCCCTTAAGTTCTGCGAACGAGAGAAGGCAAGGAAAGTTGGGTACGATTCGTCCGATTTGTATTACTATGATGTATCTGTAGTAGAGGCTTTTCTTCCATCAATCATTGCTGGAACCTATGCAATTCCTACAAGCATTCAAGATTTAAATTCAAAGTTCGGTACTGGTAATGCTGCGGAAGGCAACAACTGGCTTTCCTTACGGAGCGACATTGCATTAGCGTTTGATAAACTATCAGATGCTAAGCAAAATATCTTACGACTTCGCTTTAGTATTGATTCACCAGACTGGTCGCTGTTAGCCAAGGATATGGACAGCACACCAGATGGCGCACGTATGAAAGTACAACGCGCTATAAACTCATTGGTTAAAAACCTAGGTGGCTGGCGACCATACAATGAGCCAGACAGTATTCAATCAGAAGCAGAGGAAGAACAAAATGTCAGTGATTGAAACATATTTAGAATGGTTGACAATACATGAATCAGAAGCAGGTGAATGACCTAAGAGGCGAACCAACATTCGCCTGCATATGTGGTTGCGCAATGTTCCGCATCAATGTAATGTGGGACCAAGAAACCAGAGCAGTTGGCTGGTATGATTTAGCACAAGAATGTGTAGAGTGCGGTACGATAACTACCGCACCTACTGAAATAGATGGGTGTGAGTAATGCCTTTGTACGATTTCAAATGCGGTACTTGTAGTGAGGTTATAGAAACAAATGAAAACATACCACCAGTTTGTGGAACGTGTAGTGGAACTATGCAACGCATCTGGTCTTCTCCAGCAATTAAGTTTAATGCACCAGGCTTTTACTCAACAGGAGGATAATGTATACATTCGGCGAAGAAGCAAACTGCAATGGTATAGATACAGAGTTATTTTTTACAGACGAAAGCAAAATATACAGAGAACTATCACTATTAAAAAGAGTATGCGGTAATTGCACAGTCCAAGCCGAGTGTCTTGACTATGCCCTGCACCATGCGGTGCTAGGTTGGTGGGGTGGGACATCAGAAAAAACCCGCAGAGCGTTACAACAAAAACTTAATATCAGTCCAGAGCCAGTACTAATTACAGAAAAGTGGATAGCATAATGGTATTAGAAATTGCACTAGGAGCATTCCTAGGTCTAGTTATATTTGATGCAGTCAAAGACCTATCAGAGTTTCTTTCTTCCAAGTATCGAGCCTACGAGTCACGCAAGCAGGTCGAAAGATTCCTTGAAAATCTAGATGACGAGCCATACTATGAGTACAAGTTGCCTACTCCTAAGCGTAAACCAGCAGTCAAGAAGGCAGCAGGCAAGAAAAAGCCAATCAGAAAGCGTAAGTAAAAACAAAAAAGACCCCCGTCAGGTAGGTTAATGTACCTGAACGGGGGCTTTCGTGTCTCTACGGGGCTTCTATGCCCCTAAAACGGGGTGTTTCTACTTGGCTACGCGACCAAACTCCTTGGCTTTAGGGTCTAAAGCCTTCCAGATTGGAGCAATAAAGGCAGACGCAAAGGCGTATGCCAGTACCTTAGGGTCAGTAATTCCTGCTGCATAGAGTGCTACTACTGATGGGACAGCAGCACGTGCATATGTAGTTGCGATTGCGATTAACTTAGTTGTGTTCATTTATTATCCTTTACTTAAGACTTGAATACGGGCTTGCCAAAGCCCACGATAAATACTGGCAGTGACTTCTTTAATGTAGCGCCATTCTTTTTCTTGTATGCACGCTTCTTAAGGCAAACTTCGCCTCCGTTGCGCTGGTCGCCCTTCTTATCTGGGCTGGTATTACCTTCGATACAAGTTACAGTTCCGTCTCCGTTGTCTCTAACCACGATTCCAACATGGCTAATACGGTCAATACCATCGTTGGGAAAATCAAAGAAAACAATATCCCCAGGTAGTGGAGTCGCTTCATCTACTTTCTCCCAAGCATTCTTTTTAATGAACGCTTGTGCTCCCGCCAGAGTGCTGACCACATTAGGAATCTTAAGTCCCACTTCATTTGCACACCAATTCACGAACGAGCCACACCAAGGTAGGAAGTTAGCCTTAGTAAATGCTCCGTACTTTGTCTCGTTATCTTTCGGACCTTCAATGACACCGACTTCCGCACGTGCCACTTTAATAAAGTCATTACGCTGACCCATATTATTCACTCGCTTTCTTATCAACCTTAGCAAAGGCTGCATTAATCTCTTCTGATGTCAGGCTTCCATCTGCTAGGTAGAAACGGGCTAGTGCTTCAAGCACTCGTGCTGCACCTAATGCACCTGCGAGTGTTGCTGCCTGCCATACTTCAATACCAACTAGCGAACCAGCACCAATAACTCCAAGAGATTCTGCTGCAATCACAGCAAAGATTCGCATCATTACATTCTTAAATGTATCCATTATTCATCGTCCTTTAGGTTGCGTAAATTAAGTGTAACTGTCCAGATAACTAGACAAATCACGATTGCATAACCAACAACTGTCTTGGCAGAACCTTCAAGGACTACCCAAGCAACGAACATTCCAAGGAGTGTCCATAGTTGATTGGCAATATCTGATAGTAGTTTTTTCATTATGGCTTTCTCCTATATGCTGCAGTCGCAGCAGCGCTTGCTGCTGCTTGTGTTGCTATACCACCTGCGATAATTGCAGATACGACTACTTCTTCTGCAGTCTCTCTTACTTCTGGTGGGAGGTCCGCCCCTACATTTCCGATGGCTGCGAGTGCAGCACCTGGGTCTGTAAATAATTCTTGCAGCAATGCTGCTGGGTCTTGCAATAAAGCCACGGCGATTGCAACTTCTGCCGTTACTACCACCCCATTATCCAGACTTACTGGTGTATCAGGTGCTAAACTTTCTAGGTCTACGCTACCTACACTTGGGGGTTCATATGAAGTATCAGTCGGAGATGCTGGCTCAGGTTCTACGGGTTGCTCTGTCTCGGTCACAAGAACTTCTTCAGTCTCTTCCTCAGAATTATCCTCAACTGGAGTATCCTGTAAACTCTCTTCATCAACAGGTAGTTCAGGTTCTTCGACAGGCAACTGCTCTTCAACAGTTTCTGGCTCTTCCACAATTTCAGGCTCTAGAGCGGGAGGTTCTTCCTCAACAACAGGCTCTTCCTCCACAACGAGTTCCTCTTCAGGCTCAGGCTCTGGTTCAGGAACCACTGGAGGTGGGTCAGGTAGAACAACAGGGTCAGGGATTACAACTGGTACAGGCTCTGGTTGAGGCTGAGGCTCAGGTTGAGGTGCTGGCTGCGGAGCAGGTGCAGGAGTTGGTTCAGGTTCCGTTACCACAGGATGAGTGGGTACACTTGGTACAGACGGAGAAGGAGTAGGTTCAGATGGAACTGTATTTACTGATTGCGTTTCTACTGTTGGTGTCTCTACTAGCACTACAGGGGTTACTGTTTCGACAGTGGCGGTCTGCGTTTCGTGAGCGTCATGAGCAGGTGCTGTTGTTGTGTCAGGAAGTGGTGCGGTTGCAGTCGGAGAATCAACGACTGCAGTTGGAGAATCAACAACTGAAGGCGAAGGAGACGGAGATGGTTCGGGTTCGGCTTCAGGAGTTGGGCTAGGTGATGGAGTTGGTTCAGGGGTTGGCGTAGGTTGTGAATCCTTGTGCGTATCCGCCTTCACAGAACAACCTAGGAATATATCCTCTGCCGTTAAAGAACTGAGCACTGTTGTCCCATCCGATTTGAAAGGACTGTTGAGTTCCATCTTGACTGGCACACACAACAGTAGCATTAGCCTGTGCTGCTTGTGAAACAGGACTCCAAAAGAATGACGTGCCTAATACAATAAAAAATACTGCGTACTTACTTAGTCTTATTCTCACAGAGGATAAGGTAAATCTGGTCAACGCGTTGTTCAACTCGGTCCAATCGTTCGGTGTTGATATTAACTGCGTCCCTCATACTGCTACCAGAATTAGGTTTTAACTCACTCAGATAGTGTTTAACTAACCAACGAACAGCAGCAGAAAAGCCGCCTAGTAAAGTCATTATGGCTACGGCAAAGCCAGCCCATTCAGTTGCTGTCATTATACTGTCCTCACCACAATCGTAAGGATGCCACCATAACCATTGAACTTATCTGGTGGGGTTGTTCTTTTAAATGAAATGCCTTCGATTTGTACTTGGCGTAGTTCTTGTGTATTTAAATCCTGCCACAATACTACGTCACCACTTTCTTCAATTGCTTCTAACTGCAGTAAGCGCTCATGCGCTCTACCCTTATAGCCAGTAGTCACACCATTGCGGTCTGTTTCTGTATCAAAGCAATAGACAGGAAACTGAATGATTCGCTGACGTGGTGTAGCGATAGTAGCCTTAGCCTGATAGCCCTTGAATATGGGACCAGTTGAAGTTGTAGTTGCATCTCTAACAAACAAAAACTTATAAGCAATATACTCACGGGCTACAGATGGCTGGTTAGTTCCTACCTCAACCTCTGGTACTTGTGAGTCATATGTAATGTGGTCATACTCTGTGCCATCAATGTCAATGGTAAGCAGACCTAGTGACCCTTTAGAGAAGTCACCGCGCCCAATAAGGCGCTTAAAGTTCTTAGGTTCTAGCGTGCCATAACGGATATTACCTGTGGTTAGGTAGCCAGTTGGACACAAGACAGTTGCTGATTCAAGATAAACAGCACCGTTAGTTACTTCAAATGCTGTAGTAAAAGCAAGACGATTAGTTGTGCCTAGGAAAGCAACACCAGTTGTGTAATGCTCTGCAGTTTGAGTTACCTGCAAATCATTTGCATATGCCATGCGCAGTGTGCTAAGTTCGTTATCTAAATCAATACGAATAAGACCAGCATCTAACGCACCAATACCTGAGGCTGCCCATACAAATCGGTCACGAGCAGCAAAGTCATAGACTGGCTGACTTGTTTCTACAATAAGTGGACCGTAATCTAGTGAGCCGTCTTGGTCGTTGACTAGCGCAACGCGTATACCCTTGCTAGTGCCAATGCACATGTATCCTAGATAGTAATATATCTTTTCAATTATTTCACCTGCTGGTAATTCAGCAGCAACTACGGCTGATGTGAGTGTTGGCATGACACCAGAGGTATTTAGTGTATACTTCTGTATAGTAGAATAGATACCAGAATGTCCCGCCGTGTAAATGGCGGGTCCTGAAGCAGCCACAGATGTGTAGTGATAGTTAACATTAGGGTTTGTATATACAGCAGTAGGCAAAGCACTAGCAGTTGTAGGCAATTCGTAAACCGAATTGTTTACACAAAGAATAATACGGTCTTTAATAAACTCCATAGCAGCATACTGAATAACCACACCAGTAGCCGTAAACATAGGTGATGGAATAGTTGTTGTATTATCGGTCAGCAACTTCTTATACATGTGAAGTTTATTGGCTCCGCCAGCAACAGCATTAGAAACCCAATAGAAATAAACACCATCATCACAGATGGCTCGAACAGGTTCTGCACCGCCAGTATTGTAATCAACAACATGTGTAACTGTTCCATCTGCAGCAATTTTATCTACATCATATTCGTCGTGCACTAGCACGCCTTGGATTCCGCTCCATTGAATAGAACGAACATGCTGATTAGGATGCTGATGGTCAGTACCTGTAACTGGACCTGTAGTTTCATGCTCATTAACTACATCTTTAAGTAGAGTTACTTGTCCTTTAGTCCAGACATCTACACCTTGACTGTCGGCAAAACGATACTGTCCTGCTTCATCATTAGTAGCAGGGTCAAAAAACTTAATGCCAGTGCCACCATGAAAAGACATCTGTGAGCGTAGCCACCAGCCAGTGAGCGATTGCTCACCAGGCTCATTGCCGTTATCAAACTGGTCTTTACGAAATGGTGCAGTCTGGCGAGTGCCCTCATCTTTATCTGAGATTGCAGATATAAACGGCATACCACCAATGGCTGTATCGTAAGAAATATTAGTGTTCTGCCAGACAGCATCTGTAGAAACAATACCAATATCGGTGGTTAAGTCGTAAATACCACCACCGTCTGTTATGTCGCGACCAGCCACGTTACTCCTTAGATAGAAAAATTAGTGGGTAGTTTCCGTCCATACCCAGGGAACTTACTAGATAACTAGCGTTGCTGCTTCTTCTTCGGTAAGTGGTGTTCCTGCTACCAACTTAGCCTTAGCAGATGCCTTGAGTGCAGCAAGTGCTTCTGCTGCTGCCTCACGCTCTGCTTCTGCTGCAGCGTATGCTGCTGCGTCTGTTTCGCGCTGGGCAATTTCTTCATCAGTTAATTCGATAATGGTTTCTACACCAGTCTCGCAGTTAACCTCAATGCGGGTAGGACGTGACATTATTTCTCCTTAGTTAGTCTTTCTTGATTCCGTATAAGTAAGCAGTTGAATGTTCAACTATGTTTGCTGAGGCAAATAAATCTATTGAAGTAATGGCAGAAGTAAGAGTTGATGAACCAGCAGTAAACCCTGCAATAGCACCATTAGCGGCGTTATTTTCGCCGACTCCATCAGCACTTACTGACTTATTAGTTGACCCAGCATAGTTTGGAATATATATTTCTATGTTAGAAAAGGTCGAGGCAGTAGCATTAGCGGCAGGCATATCCCAAACCGCAACAGAGTTTGGACCGCCGTTATCGGTTTGACTTGCTACGCTGCCGTTATAGCCTCGAATAGACCTATCAACATAACCAGAAGTTCCACCATTAAATCTAACAAAAAGAATTCTTCGGTCATTTGCTGAACTATCTCTAAAGGATAATTTCAAACATAAATCTGTGTAAGTGCTAGGTATTGAAGAAAATGTAACTGTTGTTATTCCACCAGCACCTACGGTTATTGCGTTTATGAGGGTAAATGTATTTGGCATATTGTCTCCTTAAGCCGCAGCGATTCCGTATAGGGTGAGAACTGTTCCACTTGACAAGGTGTTTGCTCCTGCTGGTAATACCTTGACGGCATTGATAGCAGAAGTGCTGCGCCAAGTTGATACATAAGCGCTCACATAACCACTACTAGTGGCATTTCCTCTGCCTAGCGAAGTTTTAAATGTTGTTGTGTTTGCATAATTTTGAATAGATGCAACTAAACTACCTTGACCTCCATCCATAATTCCTAAATAAGAAAAAACAGTATTGCTTACTCCGTCAGAATACGCAGCCGACCCATCGCCATATATTCTTACAAAAGAATAATTGCCTCCTGAGTCTCCATTAAACTCAACACCAATATTCTGAGGGGCGCTCATTGAACCATTGACAATAAGAACTAGGTCTGTGTAAGTGCTGGGGACTGAAGAAAAAGTATAAGAAGCCTGTGCGCTTCCCAGCGTGGTAGTGGCAATCGTGCTGTATGTTGAGCCTGCTGGCATTAGATTGCCGCCTTTCTAAAGTTAGTTTTCATAGGTCAGCCTTTAATCCCGTATAGTGCAAATGATGAGTATTGTTTATATGAATCTGATTCTTGAACTAAGGTAATAGATGTTACGGCTGCTGTATTGCGCCACGAACCTGAAGTTAGGGCAATCTTTCCACTTCCATTTGTATCATAACCAGATAGGGCTCGAACTGTTTTATTTATATTTGTGTTTGCATATTCTAAAATGTCAATTACAAAACCACTGTAAACATTTGCGGCACTGCCATCACGGATAATCATATCAGGAAGATACATTTGATTGGCAGTTCCAGCGCCACCTGCATTAACAGTTGAACTATTTCCTGAAAGTATATGGTAAGAATAATTGGTTCCCGTATCTGAGTTAAAGCGAACTCCAATGTTTGAAGCACCACTTGAAGCGGTAGTTAAACGACCAAAGCCACGAATTTGTAAATGCTTGTAGGTGCTTGGAATTGAAGAAAAAGTAATTGCACCAGACCCACCTGCACCTGCTGTTGTAGTTGCAATAGACTCATAGGAAGTTGCTGTAGTTGGAGTGACTGAGTTAGATACAGAACTGTACTCACCATTGCCAGTAGCATTGCTACCACGCACAGTAAATGTATATGCAGTTCCTGCTGTAAGCCCTGATACTGTAATAGGGCTAGTACCAGTTCCTGTAATAGAACCAGGATTAGATAGTGCGGTAAATGTAGTTGCAGGTCCACCTACGGTTGCTGCGGTGTATGCCACAGTTGCTGATGCTGGACCAGCAGTAGCAGTGCCAATAGTTGGCGCAGTAGGAATGTCTACAACTTTACCCTTCTTGGGGGATACGTTATTGGTAGCCATAGATTACGCTGCAATTCCGTAGAGAGCCACAGTCCCACCAGTAAAAGTAGCACCACTATATGTGTATACAACCAAACTTGTAACCGCTACTGGATTAGCGTAAGTATCTATTGGACCAAAAACTGCAGAGTCATATATTCCTTCAATTTTATGTGGTGCTGCTTGGTCTATATTATAAATTCTAAAAGCGGCTGCTTGAGCAGAGGCAGTAGTTCCTCCAAAAAGAATTTGTGATTGAGTACCTACTGACCAAGTTATAGCATAATTGCCAGCAGTGCTATCATTGTTTGGTCTAACAGCAAGATAATCAGCACCACTTTTTGTAATTGACCTTACTACAAGCCAAAGATGTTTGTATCCAGAAAGTGAGTTAAATGTTATTGAGGTTCCCGATGCTGTTACGCTAGAAATTAATTGCCATTGGTCTTCTAAGTTAACACCCGATACTGTACCTACTGCCATTATGCAATCTCGCTTCCGTATGCGTTGAATGAAACGTTTGCGCTAGATGCGTACACTGTTAGTACATCTGTTGCGCCAAGAGTGATTCCTGCTGTGATGAATGTTGAATCAGATGCAGGTACTGTTGCTCCATATACAATGTACTCTTCTGCAGATAGAGCAGAACCAGCAACGCGTACCGCGATGCGGTATGTAGCAGCAGATGAACCCTGGTTACATACTGAGATAGTTGATACTACAGTCTGCGTTGCAGACGGTACTGTGTAGAGAGTTGTTGCAGTTGTTGCGCTTGGGTTTACTTGACCAAGCACCTTGTAAGTTGTTGGCATTTATTTCTCCTTAGTGTTGGTTAAGCGCCCATTAGCATTAATGGGTTGAATGTTTCACCTGCTGCGGTTCCAGCAGAAATTGATGTTATCTTACCATTAGAATCTACAACGACTGTAGCAAGAGTGTATGTGCCAGCACTTGCGCCAGTAGCATTTGCCCAAGAGGATGTAGTTCCATCTGTGGTTAGATACTTGCCTGAGTTACCAGTCTGGCTTGGCACAACATACTGAGTGGAGTCTGTAGCAACAAGCGTCTTGCTTGATGGAATCGTTGTTCCATTGATAGATGTAGCAGTAGCCACGCCAAGGACTGGAGTGACAAGCGTAGGGCTTGTATCCACTACGAACTTAGTACCAGTACCAGTCTGTGATGCAATCGAAGTTACATTGCCGACAGATGTGATAGGACCAGTTAGGTTAGATGGAGCAAGAATTACATTGTCAATGTAGTACTTGGTTGCTGCATCCTGTGCGTTAGTAGGGTCCCCAAGACCTGTAATCTTGTTAGTACCCATAGCAAGCGCACCAGTCAT